TAGCCACGCGTGTCTTCCAAAACGCGTTGTGCCAATGCCCACGTGACTGGGGACTTCCCACCGGTTACTGCCAAGCTCATTGCTTTTGCACGCAGATACGACATAATTTTGCTCTTCTTGTAAGAAGCAAGCTTCGGTGGCAATAAGAAAAAATCAGCAACAATCTTTTCAAAATCGACAACAATTTGCAAATCTTTCGGGTCGCATCTAATGCAGCAAAAAGCAGCCAAACCAAAGTTCGCGGCTTTTTCGAACTCCAAGATGACTCCGAGTTCATCTATCAAGGCTTGTTCAATGCCTTGCCACAGACAAACTCCGTCATCACCTTCAATGAATCCAACGAAGGAATCGTCTAACTTCGCGAGCCGTAATTCATCAGATACATCCGGCATTGTTGTCTCTAGATTTAGGAAGGTCATAATCATCAAATTGATGAAACCATTTGCGGATGATGTCCAGAGAGCGCCACTCATCAAGCGACGGTCAATGCTCATCCGAATGTTCCGAAAATGACAAACATTCCTACCCAGAATCATGCGGGAGACATAGCGTTTGAATGCCCAGGTTGTCGTCGTGCCACGCAAACTATGCATGACAAGATAATGCCACGCCCAGGCAAACTCACCATCATGATGAGCTTCAAAACTAGAGAAATCTGTCTCCATAACAGCACGATTGCCAAATGCATCACGCATCATCTCGGGCCATCTCCTGTTGTCAATACCTTTAACAAAGAAACGATGTCCCTTTGGACTTCTTATCTTGTAAAGATTCTTGTCGACAGCAGATGAGACGGCACCAAGCAGACCTTTCGTTGTGTCTGAATACGAATTAATTGCTCGTGGTGCTTTGCATGAAAACTTCTTTCCGGTTGATGTATACAACCCTGCAAAAACACCCTTCTTCAATTTGTTGGCACGATAACCCTCCCTCTTCAGAAAAGATTTGTTTTCAACTTCAAATTTTTCCATAGAGGATTCAATGTTGAGTTTCGCCAACGTTTTCCTCGTGACACCATTGTACTTCGAGTCTTTCAACCACTGGTAAGTGTCCTTCATGTCCGAGTCAATCAACGTTGGCACAAATTTTTGCACAAATGCCTTCACGTGAGCACGCCATTTCTTCTTAAGGCGAGCACTCATCG